TATTTTATATTGCTATATATGCCGCCACGACACTTGTGCCGTTAAGCGATGAACCCAAATTTATTACTGGACCTGCACTAACTGTATAGTTATAGTACCACTTGCCTCCATAACCGACCGCTACCAATTTATGTGTAGCAGTAGACCTTGCGGTAATAACTCCTGATGTAACAGTATAAGTATCAACAACAGTAAGTTCGGTGAACGCGCCATTACCCTGCAAAGTGAAACTATAATTAGCAAAATTATTAACAGTAGAGTCAAGAGTAAGATTACTAATGTAGCAATTGAACTGATACACTTTATAATTATTTTGCGCATCAATAATGTCCAAATATGCCACATAGTTAGTGTCAATTGTTGTAAACATATCATCAAAGAAGTCGAGACCTTGTTGAGTAGTACCTACTAACTTAACAAGACCATTACCACTAATGGTAAAAGATCTCTTTGATGGAATAAATCTCCTAAATGTATTGTTAGTTTTTGGAGCTAACTCCAACAAATCTCTTGTTATCTGCAAAGATGCATCTTTAGCACAAGCAAGAGGGTACACATTCCCACTTGAGTCAGTGTATGCTATTACTAAACCTTCTGCTTTTACTGCGTCTGCCATTTATTATTGATATAAATAATTATCTGTATAAGTATTGTAATTTTGTGTAGGAGAAGGTGAATTAATTTTAATATCCGCACCATCCACATTAATACTACTTGCACCTACTACAACAAGTCTAAAAGTATCATTTGTTGCTATTGTTTGTGAACCAACACTCATATTCATTGTATATGGTTGATTAGCAACGTAAATTGGGTAATTTATAGTTTTTATAGCTGTTCCATTTTTCTGCAACTGAAAACTTATTGTAGCAGGATAGGAACTTGCACTTACCTCTCCAAATATACTACAATCTATTGGTGTAGACAAAGTTGTTGCAGAGTCATATCTTGCTGTATTTCCACTTTGTATGGAGAATCCTCCAGCACTTACTAATGTTAGTGGTAATACGCTTGGTGATGCATATGTGCCTATTGTAAAATCTGCTTCAAATGTTGCAGTTATAGGGGTATCTCTCAACTCATCATAAACCTCCTCTAAAGTAGCACTCCAGGTTCCTGCTGCAAAATCAATTTCTTTCATATTTGCTATCCAATAAACCTTATTTACATCATCATCTAAAAAACGTATAGTATTAATTAACCCAATAGGTTGATTTTGTACTCCGTCATTCCACATTAACCCATAAAAATTACCATCTATTTTAGTACGGTTAAAACGATTGTGTTCCCATAGGGCGGTTGCATTCTGCCTTCTAAAACCAAATGACTCACCAATAAATCTATATCTATACCAATCTTGGTCAGTTAAGGTTGCACTATCGCTTTGAAATATTGCACCTTTGTGTACAGTAGAATAATGATCATCTAAATATGAATTCTCTTCACTTGCATTAATAATTGTTCCTGATTTTTCAAATTTTGACTCAATGCCAGTTATTCTTCGTACATTATCTGCACTTTCAAATGAGGTTAATACTTTAAATTCAAGATTTTTAAAATATGTTATAGAGTTGGCTCTTCCGTTGTCAGGAACTAAATTTAACCTGCAACTTATAGTTCCATCAAAAGGCATTAAATCGCTATCAATTTGTATAGTATTCCATTCTGTTTGATCAATTCCAGACTCTAATGTATTTAAAATTATTGGATTACAATCAATTAAATTAGTTTCAACTGTCCAATTTCCTTGTTCATTTAACCATGCATATAATCCGCCACTTTCTATAATAACGTAAGCTACCCTTTGTTGTCTGTAAAAATTATTTGTACCTAAATTTAATTGTTTTACATCTACACTAAACTTTAAAATATTGGTAGCAAATATTTTAAAACTATTGCTTTTCAACCAAGCCTCTAAATATGCACCTCCACCACTAAACTCTAAATAAACATATCTTTCAAGTAATCCACCTGCTGTAGAAGATATATAAACTTCTCTTATAAATGATTCGTAATCAGATGTCGGAGTTAATGGATTGTCTATTGTGTTATATTCAAATGTCCAATCTATAATAGAAAACTCTTTACTTGTGCCTACAGTAGAAACAAATGTACCTCTTGCAAATGTTTCATTTAATAGCATTTCGTTAAATGGCTCATAAGAAAATTTAACTTGATCATACTTAGTCTTTTTTTGTATGAGCCTAAGCATTTCTGGGGTAATTGGCTTTATTTCTCTACTTGCACCAACCTCAACGTCATATCTCTTATCAATTGTATATCTTACGCCAAGGTCACTAAAGAATCCCCTAAGATTATTATTGTAGCTTGTGTAAAGTTCCTCAATTCTCAAAAACCACCACTCGCCAAGATACATAAAGACTGTTTGGGAGAATGATTTGTTTATCTTCTCAATCGCAGTATAACAATCATCGTATGTAGTTGCTTCTTGTTGAAATGTTTTTGCATCAATATAGCATTGGTCAAGAGGCATAGTTTGAATTGCATCACTCATTGAATCGTGATACAAATTATTAATGACATAGTGTTGAATTAATGGTACTTCTGGTAGTCTACTCATCGCATAAGATAAACATTGAAAAGGAGTAAACCTCCCAACAAGTTCATTATCGCCATCGCCAAATTGAAAGTTTTTTAGAAGTCCAAAACCATCGGCAGCACGAATGATAAGATAATGATTTGAGTCATCCCAAACCTCTTGGAAATCATCTTGTAGTACATATCCCCTCCAATAAGGAATTGTATTTATACTAAACCTAATTAATATATCACTATCTTGATCGGCATAAAAGTTTTCTATTTGTACACCATTTACATTAGTTAAGATTTCCATCTCTGCCATCATTGCCCTAATAGGCTTAAAAATGTTATCGTCAGAGTTAAACTCCCTTAGTACAAATGGTCTTGCTCCTCCTTCAAGAGTTGTTATGCCACCACCCCATCCCTCGTATAAAAACGTGATTTGGCAATCTTGATTGTCACCACTTTTAAAATCTATTTGATATTTTGCGAATTTAGCCAACTCTATTAATTGTTGCGTTTGTTCTATTAATTGATGCCACTAAATCACTTCCTCTCAAAGATAAGTTAACCGCACCAGCCATTTGTAATGGACCTGCTCCTACTCCGCTAAAATTAGCTGCCCCAAATAAACTACCTGTTTTTCCTAATCCACTAAGTATGCCAGATATACCTTTTGCAGCTCCTAATTGCCCTAATGCACCACCTGCACCACCTGTTAATATATTTGCAAGTAAAGTTGCTAAACCACTTGCAATAGCTTGTGCAAGTATTCTCTTAAATGCATCCTTTGCTAATTCTACAAATCCATCAAACGATACTTTACCATTTGTCAATAATTCATCAAAGAAATCCCTAAATGGTTTTGTTAAATTATTTTCTATTGTAGATTGTAGTCCTTTAAAGGATTTTATCTGTTCTTGCAAACGAGTAAATTCATTTGCGCCAGCCATTTGTGAGTTTTTGAAACGCTCATAAATACCTTCTATTTCAAATAAGCCATTATAATATTGTTGAAGATTATTTTGTGCCTCAGGACCAAATGGTAATGATAATCCTAATGTTCCAACATCTTTACCAAGTTTTTTAGGCATTAATTCAAGAGCATTTAACTGCTCTCTACGATACCTAACCATAGCATCAACACCAGCATTATTTATACGAACTTGACCTTGAATATATCTTTCAAATAAAGCAGTATTTGTAGTTATAACTCCTTCTCCACTAATTCCTTCTACTATTTGTCCTATGCTTGAATCTTTTCCTGTACCTCCGCCACCTTTTTTGCCAACACTAATAATTTGATCTAATGTTTTCTCAAGCTTATCTTTAGTTTTTTGTAATTTATCTAATTCAGTATTTATTTTTGTATCACCTTCACTAAGCTGATTAGTTACTTGATTTAATTGAAATAAATCTGCTAAAAAAGGAACACCTACGCCACCTGGCTGAAATGTAGCTCTTGATACCTCATCTAATGAATTTGTTAAATTTTTGCTTGTTTTTGTAAATTCTGGAGCAAGTTCTTCTTGAGCAAATGTTAATTCTTCTATTTGCTCAGTAATTTTTGATATTCTATTTTCTAATCCTCTTGCTTGAGCTTGAGCAATTATTGATTGTGTTAATCTATCTGTTGCTGCTCTTAATTCATCTGCATTTAATGTTGCAGTAGTAAATTGACCATAATAGTCTTTATCAAATTCTTTTAATTGATTTAATGCATTAGACCTAACACTTTCTGATTTTGATAAATCTGTAACAGTTTTTGTAAGTATTGATAATGTTTGTATCTTACCAGATTCTTGCGCTGCTGATTTTCTTACTGATAATTCTAAACTATCTAAATTTTTTATATAATTAGCATATTCTTTATTTACGTTTGCAATACTAACCGATAATTGTTCATTACCGCCAATTATTGCAGAAATAGCATTACCTAAAGAACCATATTTTTGTACAAGAACAGTAGTAACTGAAATTATTGCACTATAAGCTAAAAATAAACCAGCAGGTCCGACAAGTGCAGTACCTATTTGAGATAAAGCTCCTTTTAAGCCGTTAGATGTTTTTGTTAAATCCCCAAATGTTTGTAATAGTGCAGGTAAGTTGTTCTGTATAGCAATAAATCCAAATGGTGCGTCTTGAGCAACTAATGATAAAGATGTTAATGCAGTTCTTGCATCCTTAGTGCCAGTTGTAAATGTTTTAGCAGTTGTAGAAGTCTTTTTTAAACTACCTTCTAATTGATCTAATCTTGCATTAACCTCAGTTAAAGATTGCTCTAAGCCTTTACCAAAATCGCCTAAATTTGTATTTTTTAAATCAGAAGATATCTGTCCAATAGATTCCCTAACATTAGATATAGCCTTTTGTAGCTTACTAATGTCAGCATCTATAACTATACTTAAGGGACTATTGTTTTCTGCCATTTTGTTAATCTGTTAAAGACTTCTCTATATTCCTCGTCAGTTGGCTTTTCTTGTTCATCACCTGGTAACTCCCACAAAGCCTCAGGTGTTTTAGGTGCGGTTTTAGGATCACCCATTAACCTTACCATTGTAAACATGAGTAGTCTTGTTTGCTTATAAGTATCTACTTTTTTCTCTTGGTGACCTTGTATCATTAGAGAGAAATGTCTTGGACTCATGTCGTAGAAATCACGTGGAAGCAAACACAATTCACCAAAGGCAAACGCTTCTATTTCCTCCCACGTGAACTCTTTTTTTTTGCTGACTCATCAGTAGTTTCAGAAGCTGCGACATTATTTTTAATCATGTCGCTATCTCCCCAAACTTTAATTATCTCTTTAAGCTCATCAATGAAATCTTGTTTCATTATGTTAGCTTCAATATAATCAAGTAAAGTTTCAAAAGTTATTTCGGGTAAGACTCCTTTGACAAGGCAGTTATTGTAATAACCACTATAAACAAGATGAGCAATGCCAATCTCATTTATCTCTCCATTCTCAAAAGTTATTCCGTCTTTTAGTTTATCGGCTACATACCTAAACGAAGCCATCCCAAATTTAAGTCCGACCTTTTGGTCGTTAATAGTAATAGTAGTATAGTTCATAAGTTAGTTTAAGCAACAACATCCAAAGCACCACTTGATTGAATAGTACCTGAGAAGTTGATAAATTCAGTAGAAGATTGATTTAAAGTAAGATCAGTGATGTATCCGCTAAATGCGTGGTAGTAAGCAGCACCTGCTGAAGAACCACTAACAACTGGGTTTTGAACTCTTACCGCAACCAAAGTTTTGTTTACCATTGCAGCCAATAAATCTTCGTAAGATACTTGAGAAACAGTTGGTGCAGTCTCACAGATTGCATCAAAGTCGGTAGACATTTGAGGCTCTGAAGGAGAAGTCAAAACTCCGCAGTTAGTTTGCTCGGTTGTTGCATCCATAGTTGTATTAACTGAAGATGTCCTCAAGCAAACAAGGTTTTTGTATGATGTGCCACCAGCTACATCGATTTCTACGTTTTGTGTAGATCCTAAAATTTGTGCCATTGTTTTATTTTATTTTTGATTAACTAAATTACTTATTGTTATTATTTTTCTTGCGAAGAAATTTTGCCCATCCACCTCAGACAAGTATCTTGAACTTGTTCTTGCAGTTGGATAAACTAAAAAATTCGCATCACTAAATCCGTTTACATTTGGTGTAGGTATTAGCAAATTTAATATTTGTGAAGCAATATTGTCTACAATACTATTATCGTAAACCATATACTGCTCACTATAAATGTCTATAACCACCTCCACATCATTCCCGAAAGAATGGTTAGTATTATCGCTTACCTCTGTTATGTTGCCAATAATGACAAACATCTGCGGAGTTGTGCTAAATGGTGTTTGTCCATACACTGGCACGTTCTTGCCATTGTAAGTTATATGCCCATTAAGAGTAGACACATATATTGACCTAACACTATTTGCGGTATCAAGCATCTACTTAACTATTTTGCTTATTTTATCTTTAAGTTTAGGAAAGTTTTTATTTACACTTATATAAAAATATTGCGCTGCTTCAGTATTTGTCAATTTTTTTGGATTAGTAACTTTGTATTGCTCTGCTATTTTTTTCCAGTAATCTGATAAATTTTCAGCAACAGATGTGTTTCTTGTTCCAAATTCTATATAAGCTGCATAAGGTGTATCTGCAAGTAATTGATATTTTAATTTATCTAATTTATTTGCAAATATCTTGCTTCTCAATAATCCTGTATAAACTGGCACTAATGACTTAGCTTCATTAGCCATAGTATCAACACTATCTTGCATAGCAGCATCAATTTTATCTACGCGATTATTTATTTGCTTTTCTATACCTCTGATAGCTCTTTCAATACCTTTTATGCTAATGCCTTTAGCCATTATATCACAACCTTTTTATACTGATGATAATTTAATCCATCCCAATTAGGATAATCTTTTATTGCATCACTCTTTTGGAACTTCTTACCTCTGTTTTCATACATCCACGCAACAAGAGTTAGTATATCGTTCTCGAGATCAGCAGGTAGGTCTCCATACCCCGCTTGGTAAGTTATCTCATAAGTACCAGCAGCGTAAAACCATAACTTGCCTCCTATCTTCTCGTACTCGACATTGTTCTCAAGAACATCCCAACTATTCAATCCTATCTTGTATCTTATCTCATCAACGCAAAGTAATGGTCCATAAGGAACATCTACCATCCATACCGCAGGAACCTCACCCGTCAAGTCAACAT